TGGTCTCCCTCACCTTGTGTGATGAGACAGGCAACCGTCTTTTCAGCGATGGCGACATCACGGCGCTCGGTGGCAAGAGCGCTAAGGCACTCGACCGTGTGTTTGCCGTCTCCCAGCGCCTGAACGGCATTGGCGCTGATCAGGTGGACGCCGCAAAAAACGCCTGATCGCCCATCCTTCGCGACGCTTTGTGTTCCGGCTGGCGCTGGCTTTGGGCCTGCCGGTGCGCGAGATGCTCGCATCGATGGGCTCGGACGAGCTGACCGAGTGGATGGCTTACTACCAGCTCGAGCCCTTCGGGGACTACCGGGCCGATTACAGGTCCGGCGTGGTGGCCTCCACCTTTGCCAATGCCCACCGGGCCAAGGATGCGGGGCCGTTTCGGCCAGAGGACTTCATGCCTTTTCTGGATAATCCGCAACCCACCCAACCTCAAGACGAAACACAACTCAATGTGGCCCGGTTCAAGGCCATGTTCGCGCACAAGGTAGGCAAGCAACATGGCTGATATCGGCTCCCTCGTGATCAAACTCGCAGCGGAAACGGCCGATTTCCGCGAAGACCTGGGCAAGAGTGCATTGCTTTTGGAGCGCCACGCCGAATCCATGCGTGGTTCCCTCGAAAAAGTGGCCGAAGTCGCCAAAACCACCTTTGCCATCGCCATCGGCGTGGAGTCGGTGGGGGCGCTCAAGGAGTTGGTGGCCCACACACTGGAAACGGTGGCCGCCCTGCAGGATCTGGCCGAGCAGACCGGGGCGAGCGCCACGGCCCTGTCCGGCTTTGCACCGGTGGCCACCATCTCTGGCGTGGCGATGGAGCAGATCGGCGTAGGCCTGACCAAGCTCTCCAAGGGCCTGGCCGGGGTGGACGATGAGACCAAGGGTGCTTCCCAGGCCCTACAGTTTCTGGGCATCAAGGCCAAGGATGCAGGGGGAAACCTGCGCGATCCGGCCGAGGTCATGAACGACATTGCCCTGAAACTGTCCAATTTCGAGGACGGGGCAGGCAAGACGGCCATTGCGCTTGAGCTGTTTGGCAAATCTGGGGCGGGGCTGCTGCCCTTCCTCAAGGACCTGGCCGCCAACCAGGACCTGAACATCCGGCTCACTGAAGCAGAGATCGAATCTGCCGAGAAGGCCTCCAAGGCGCTGGGCCGTATGCGGGCCGAGCACAACTTTGTCGCCCAGACCATTGTCACGGCTGCGCTGCCTGCACTCGAAGAATTGGTGGGTGAGCTCAAAGCCGTGATGCTGGGCACGCGCAACACGGCTGAGGCCATGGTCAAGCTGCGAGACGATGGAACGCTCAAGACCTGGGCACAGGACACCGCGTATGGCATTGCCATCGTGATCGATGCGCTGCGCGGTGTGATCCAGATGGCCAAGGCGGTGATAGGCAGCTTCGAGGCGGTCTGGGCCGATATTGAATTGCTTGGCACTTTCCTCGCTGGTGGCAAGGGGCTGAACCCGTTTTCTGAGGAGAACCAGGCCACCCTCAAGACCGCATTGGAAAAGCGCAATGCGATCGTTGAGAAGGCCAATCAGACCTACGTTGATCTATGGAAGATGCCTTTGCTCGCTGATGCGGTCAAGGAGCGTTTCGATGCGATCAACAAGGGGGAAACCGAGGCTGCGTCCGAAGCCAAAAAGCCCAAGCTGAACTACAACTCGGCCACTGGTGCGCTCACCGCAGCGGCCATGGCCAAGATCGAAAGCGATATCAAGCAGCTGCAGGGGTTGACCGATGTCGAAACGGGCCTTCTGAAGGACCGGCAAAAGATCATCGACCTCTACGAGGGGCAGGGTTACATCAGCTACAAGGATGCCAGTGAGGCCCGACTGAACGCCCAGCAGGAATTCACAGATCGCCTGGGCGAGTTGTATGCGCAGGAAGAGTCCATCTTGAAGCGTGGCCTGGCCACCGTGGCCAAGACAGCCCAGGACAAATTGAAGCTCCAGGACAAGCTTTCGGAAATCACCCTGCGCCGAGAAAAGCTTGAGCGTGAAGCCCAGCAGTCCAACCTCGAGCGCGAAATCAAGCTGCCGGGTGAAACACTCAAAGACCTGCAGGAGCAGGTAGCCCGAAGCCAAGGTCAGCTTCGATCGACCGAAGAGCAAATCAAGGTCCTTCGTGAGACCGGATCGATCAGCGAGATCGATGCGCTGAAACGCCTGTCGGCTGCCAGGCGCTCCAGCGCTGATGAGCTGGCGGATTTCGCTGCCAAGGCCAGAGAGCTGGTGGAGGCCACGCCTGGCAACGATAAGTTGGCCGAATCGTTTCGGCGCATCGAAGAGGCCGCCCGTCAGGCGGCCGATGGGGCGACCTTACTGGGACAACGGGCCCTTGAGTTGTCAGATCCCGGCGCGGGATTCTCCAAGGCGCTGCGCACCCTGGGTGAAGAAACCGAGCAGGTGGGCAAGCAGATGGAGGCGGTGACCACCAAGGCCTTCAATGGGATGACGGATGCGCTCACAAACTTCGTGATGACGGGCAAGCTCAACTTCAGGTCGCTGGCCACTTCCATCATTTCTGACCTGATCCGCATTCAGATTCAGCGCGCCATCACGCTGCCGATGACCAAGGCGCTGGGAAGCATGTTCGGGTTTGCCGATGGCGGGATCATGACCTCGGCTGGACCTTTGCCGCTGCGAGCGTACGCCAGTGGTGGGGTGGCCACCACGCCTCAGTTGGCAGTCTTTGGCGAGGGTTCCATGGCCGAGGCCTATGTGCCGCTGCCCGATGGTCGCTCGATCCCCGTCACGATGAATCAGCCCTCTTCCGGGGGCTGTGATGTGTTCAACATCTCGGTCAATGTGGCTGAGGGTGGGGTGACCACCGGCTCAGGTCAGGGCAAGGATCTGGGGCGGGCGATTTCAAGCGCGGTGCGCCAGGAGCTGCTCAACCAAAAGCGGGCCGGTGGTCTGCTGGATCCCCGAAGAACTGGATGAATTAAGAGGTCCGAATGGCGTCATTCACATGGATTGCATCGATTGGCGCTTCGCTCAACCTCAAACCCAATGTCCGCAAGGTCTCCTTTGGGGACGGGTACGAGCAGCGCCTGGCCTTTGGCATCAACACCCAACCGGAGATCTGGTCCCTGGAATTCAGGGGCAAATCAACGGCCGAGGCTGCTGCCATCGACAACTTTCTGCGTGCCCGTGGAGCGGTTCAGTCATTCGACTGGACTACCCCGAGCGGCATTGCAGGGAAATTTCTGTGCGAGGAATGGAGTCGCACGGTGGAAGAACCCAATCTGGAAAACATCCGAGCCACGTTCAGGCAGGTGTTTGATCTCTCATGACAGCTCAAGCTATCACCACAGAAATCCAGAAGCTATCTCCGAGTGCAGTCATCGAGCTCTTCGTGATGGACCTGACCCTCTTCAATGAAGGAGTGGTTCGATTTCATGCGGGCACCAACGAGCTGCGCCGTCAGGTGGTCTGGCAAGGCAACACCTATGAGCCGTTCCCTATTCAGGCTGAAGGCTTTGAGTTCAACGGTAACGGCCAAGTGCCGCGCCCCAAACTCAAGGTGGCCAACGTCACTGGCAGCATCACTGCGCTGATCCTCTCCTACCAGGACCTGGTGGGGGCTCGGGTCACGCGAAAGCGCACGTTGCTCAAGTACCTCGATGCCGTGAATTTCGGGACCGGTACCAACCCGACTGCAGACCCGACGGCCGAGTTTGCCGACGATGTGTATTTCATTGACCGCAAGTCAAGAGAGACCCGGGATGTGGTCGAGTTCGAGTTGGCAGCCTCTTTCGATCTCGAAGGAGTGTCCTTGCCCAGACGGCAGATTGTTCAGAACGTCTGCCCCTGGAGCTACCGGGGTTCGGAGTGCAGCTATACCGGGACAGCCTATTTCAATGCCAACGATGAGACGGTGACCACCCGGGTGCAGGATGTCTGCGGCAAAAGGCTCGTGTCCTGCCAGAAGCGCTTTGGCTCGAATGCCGAGTTGCCCTTTGGCGGGTTTCCAGCGGCGGGGTTGATCCGATGATGGACTCGCTCAACCAATCGCTGGCGCTGGCTCATGCTGCCCGGGAATTCCCCCGTGAAGCTTGTGGCCTGCTTGTCATTCACAAGGGCCGGGAGACCTATGTCCCATGCCGCAACATTGGCGTGGGTACTGACCAGTTCGTGATCCACCCCGAGGACTACGTCCGGGCCGATCGGCTTGGAGAGGTCGTGGGGGTGTTCCATTCCCATCCGAATCTGCCCGCTGAGCCCAGCCAGGCCGACATGGTGGCCTGCGAAGCTTCCGGCTTGCCCTGGTTCATTCTGTCTTTCCCCTCTGGACAGTGGCATGAGACACAGCCATCTGGCTATATCGCTCCCTTGGTCGGACGGGCATGGGCCCACGGGGTGCTCGATTGCTACTCGGTGATCCGGGACTGGTATCGGGCAGAGCGAGGTATTGACCTGCCGAACTTTGACCGCTTTGACGAGTGGTGGAAGCGCGGCCAGAGCCTGTACCTCGACAACTTTGACTCGGCAGGCTTTGAGGCGCTGGGCGCCGTTCAATCCCAGGACATGGAAGTTGGCGATG